GCTGGTAATGTCTGTGTTATTTGAATTGTTGGGTCCTGAGAATAACCTAACAATCTAAAATCCTGTTTGCCATCTACTCTAGCTGGGTCCTGTTGTATAAGGCCAGATGCAGTAGTCCTGTTAAATAATGTTCTACCATTAACAGACATTGACAATGCTCCCTCAGTTTCTACTTTCACTCTTGTTATTCTCCTCATGTTGCCAGTTAATTCACTGCCTGGATATTGAAAATCTACTGGCATAGTTTCCAAGTTCATAAAATATGAATATCCTATATATGCTTTATCACCATTTGATAAGTTCAGCAAATTTGAATCCAATGTTCCTGTACCTGATACAGTTTGTGTTCCTCTGTAAGAGCCGTCATTTTTGATTACATGGACAGTTTTGTTATAATGATGTGCTGGTATACCTGAGATTGTATTATTGGCTACAGTAACCTCGTATGCGTCATCTAGGTGACATTCATTTGTAGAGTCTATCTCATCAAAGTTTGTAAACTTCTCTAAAGAGATAACTCCGTTTCTATCTGTAACCCAAAATATATTCTCGTTAACAGCACACATAGACATAACTTTATCTAGGTAACCATCTGAACCATCTGTTTGTCCTGACGCATCCCATAGTACCCATCCAAGTATAGATTCAGATAGAACAGAATGTAATACAGCTACAGTACCATCTGTGTTTACAAAGAAAATATATTCTTCAGGTCTGGTATCAGAACCACCGAAGCTGCATATATCGATAGGAGTATTAATAAGATGGCTAGACCGTATGGAAACATCTCTTGGTGCAAAAGCTCCAGCAGATACTCTTTCCAAATCTCTAACAGTTCTACCATTCCTTTGTACATAAAAAGTATTACCATTACATATATGAGGATTAGTTCGTGTTGATCCATAGCCTGTCATCCTTTCGATTTGAATATTCGTTGGAGTGAGAGGAGTACCAGCATCTTGTATAACAAGAAACTCTCCACCACTTGTAAGTATTTCTAATCCTTTGTTTGACACAATATGATATATTTCGTTTAATTGATTTGATGCTACAATAGTTTGGACACTATCATTGTCCGCAGCAGTACCCACATCAAAGTTATAGTAATCTCCTGACTGTGAACCGAATAAAGCATCTGGTTGATTTGTTGTTCCACCAAACCATAATCTATTTTGATGGAATGTTATTGCTCTTGGATAACCATTCCTTGAACAGAATGATTGTTCTTTCCATTCTCTTGATGCTGGTAGATTAGCTCCAGTAATCTTAACTCCAGCTCCTCCAAAATCTCTGGACCCATTACCATTGGGATCAGTATTAGCTGATGTTCCTGTATATCCAGTTACTTCATGTGATGAATTGTATACTGCCCATGCAGATATAGCATTACTACCTACACTAAATCCTGTTGCTACATTATAAGTACTGCCACTAGGTAAGAAGAATCCAAAGTTACCAGCACCTTGCGATATGTTTATTGTTGTATCTGATCCAATCATAAAGTGATCGTCATCAATAACCCTTTGTATTTGGAAGTTACCATTAAGTCCTGATCTTTGTATAAGACCTGGCTCTCCAGCAAATCCAGTTAAAGACAATGTATCACCAGCTTTAAAGCCATGATTAACTAATGTAACCTCTACTGTATTTTCTCCAGCAGTAGACCTAAATGGATTTAATGGTAGCTCTATTTCAAGTCTGTCTTTTACAATACCATTAGCTTCTGTACCATTTACTACTGTATGTATCTCTATTTCCTTACCGTGCCATAGTATTGACTCCTTGTTAGTAGCCATGCTACTTGTAAAAAAAGAATCACTAGCAAGTAAACTAATGTCACCAACATTGGAGCTAGGTTTAATGGTAACATCACTACTTGCTAGCTTTGAGTAGGGTTGATAGATTTCATATAAGTCTACTGTTCCACCATTACCAGTATATGTAAATTGTGTCACATTAGATGATTTCTTAAATTCTAATTTCTTTGCAGTAAATGAAGATGAACTTACTCTCTCTACTATAATAGGATTAAATGATTCATGGGTAAAAATAAATGTGTCGGCTTGTTGGGCGTATGTAAACTCATGTATATTGTCTGCAGTAATGGGTATAGTTGGAGTTGTTGATCCATCTGTGTAATTGTTAATAGTTGCTACAATAGTTTGACTTGTTACATCATACACAACAATCTTACCTATTTGAAATAAGAAAAGATATTCTTGTGTTTCATTAAATACAAATGGTTCTACTCTAGCATGAGTAGTAGTACCAGTTAATTCATCCCAATGTAGAGTACCTGGCCTCCTAAATACTGATCCTTGTGATGTTAATAAAGCATTTCTAAGTTTCTTACATCCAGCAGAATAAGCTGGAATGTCTGTCCTTGCTTTCATACGAGGGTCCAATTCGCCTACAGTAAAATCTGTTTGTACAAATTTTATCTTTTTAGCCATTAGAATCTCCTAGCAAGTGTCCGTGAGTTACCTCTAAACTTAGCAAATCTATCCATTCTTAATCTCTCAGATGTAGTTTGTTGAGCATCTACATTCCTTGCTAATAGATATTGTCTTTGTGCTTTTTCTTCAAAGAGTGCTGATTTGTTTTCATCTTCTGCTATTGCTCCAGCAAAGACAGATGCTAAATGAAATTGTAATGCTGTAATAAAGTATGGTGGAAATGTAGTTGTGTCTGGTCTGTATGTATATTCAGCTATAACTTTGTCATTAACACCAGCATTACAGAATAACTTCTCTGTAAATATTTCGTATTGTATTGGGTTACCATTAACAGTAACATTATGTATCATGATTGATTCTTGTGGTATTTGATAAGCAGCATCATACCTATCATCATCTATTGGAGTTTCTGTTAACCTTGATAACTGTGTTATGTTTGAGGCAAACCTCCATCGTGTCTGTGTGAGAGCTGTTCTTACAATATCTTCATACAGATTCTGTGCTACTTGGGATTCAGTTGTTGTTCCAGAAAACGACGAAATCGGTGATGCACCGATTAGAACTAATCCTCTTGAGGCTATGTCTATGTCACTCCCTGAGGGAGTTGATGTTGTTGTTGTCATGTAATTTTAGGGGTAGCTGCGAACGCTCACTACCCCTATCCTTTTTGGTTAAGCTAACGCAGTAGTTGTTACGGTTGCATTGCCAGTAGTTGATGAAACTGTAATTACATCAACAGCAGCAGTACCTCCAGTAGCTGAAACAACAAGAATAATATCAAATTGTTTCAAATTGTTAGTAACATCATTAAAATAACCAGAGCCAGTTATAGTGCCAATCGCATCAGCTGATTTGTAATACCAAATAGCTGGTGAAGCACCACCGACTTTTTTCAATTCTGAGTCTGATAAAGCCATGTTTTACTCCTATACTGATTCGTCTATAACGACTTCCCATATACCATTAGAATCAACAGCGATTGATCCCATTGACATATAAGAGGTTACAAGGTTACTAACTTTTTCTGGAATGTAGTTTACTTCCGTTCTAACATCCGATCCTGTAGCAGTACCAATAGCTGATTTGTGGTAAGCAAAACATTTTCTATCATTAGTTGAGATAGGTAATGCAGAGTGCATAAAGAATGTAAAGCCTAACCAGTTTTTAGCTGTGACACCACTTGGGAAAGGTAAACCGCCAGCGCCAATGTAGTCTGTGTTAACAAACTCATCGATACCTAGTAGGTCAGCCCATCCCTCTGGAGATACGATAAAGTATCTGTTTCCATCATCAGGGATGTCAGCTTCGTTCATGGCTACAAAAGTAGATAATACTTTAGCTTTTGTAAGACCAGCTGAACCAGCTGCAATAGTTGAACCGTTACCAGCGTCAAGAGCTGCAATGATAAGGTCATCAGTCTTTCTTCCTAATGCGTTTGCAGCATTAGTAGCGACTACTTGTCTTTCATCAATGTTTGTCTTGAGTAGGTCTAGTGTATCAATGTAGTCAGCTGCATAGTAATCAGACAATGTGACATCGACATTAGTATGTACGAGGTCCATGCTTGTTACTTCTGCATGTCTTGACTTAGTGACTGCCTCACCTTTGCCGACTTTTTGGAATCGAGCTGTTGAGCCAGTTACATTGTTCACTTGGCGAGTTGTGTTTCTGAGTTTAGAACCAGCTCTTTGATAAGCAAGGTGGACTTCACTCTCGAACTGCGTAATAAACGCTTGATCTATAGTTAATGCCATAGATACTCTCCTTTAGTTAGAGTTAATAAAATACCTCCTGTTATCCTAGAGTATTGGTTCCAATTATCCTAAGGAATAGGGTTGGTCATCTACCTTTGGGCAGTTAACCTTAATTAATTATTTCTTCATTGTTCACGCAACGCACAAAATACATACGGTTGTCATCTTCTAGGTCTATAATATCGAACTTATGGTAGAGTAAAAACTTCTTTAATCCCTTTCTTCTTGAATCTGCTATGTTAAATATCAAATCAAAGTGTGTATTAAAGACTTCTACCCATGCTTTCGACTCTCTTAAGAATATAAACTTTTCTTTTTTACTCATGTTATTAGACATTAAAAGCCATATTCTACCAGCATTTTTGTACATCTTATTGTTAACAGGGGGTGTATCTCTAAAGATTCCCCACATCATCATAGGTCCATGCTTGTTTACAGCTACCCATGATATGTCTTGTTGGTGTTCATCTAATGCTTGAATACATGCTTCCATTGGTGTGCATCCAAGCAATTCACATTCTGCAATATCTTCATCTGTTAGATTACCAGCTAACGCTGTGACTAAGTGTAGGTCAGGTTTGAATATACTAATTGCCACCTAATTTCTGAAACCCATCATTCACTTCTTGAACGAATTGTTCATCTCGCCTATTCTGATCCCAGTATCTTGGATCGTTCATTTTAGCTCTTAGATCATCTATAGTTAATTGGCCTGTGCCTTTATCTACTCCATCCGCAGTATTAACACTAGCTACTCCCATACCCATAACTCTTTCAAGGAAACGAATACCAGTAGCAGTTTGTCCAAGCTGAACAACAATATCTAATTCTTCATTCTGAAAATTCTTAGATGCCCAATTTGTTACGCTATCTATTCTTGCATCAGCATTATCGCCTAGCTTTTTCTTTTCAGAATCTAAGTCTTGTTCGACAACAGTAGATTCAGCAAATTGTTTTATACCCTCATGGAATTGTTCATCATTAAATCCCTGTTCAAATGCTGTCTTTTTCCACCAGTCTAACATAGGATTAGCAAGTATATCTTCTTGTGTGAATCCCTCTATCTCTGGAATTGTATAAGCATTTTCATCTGCTGGTCTATTTTTCATTTGCTCTGCTTTAAGTTCACCTATCAGTTCTTCTTTAAAGTCATCTTTTCTTTTACCAATCATACCCTCTAATTCTGTATATGATTTAGCTAGAGCTACATCATCGAGCTTTCCATCTTTCCAAAATTTTTCTGGTACATGTTCAGGTCTGGTTGGAGTCTGGCTTTCGGTTGGTGCAGATTGGGTGGGAGGGAGATCGCCAGACTCCGTTGTTTCTTCTACTGCTTGTGGTTCTACTAAAGATTCATCATTCATTTGTTTGCTCCTTTGCTGCTTGATGTTGTCTTATTCTTGTTTCAATAACGCCAACTAAAAATCTCTGGCCCTCTAAATGAAACAAAGCATCAGCTTTTATTTCTGGTCCAGCTACTCTTTCTGTTGTTATTGATTTTAAATATTTAAGTGTTTCAATCCCATGTGGTGTTCCGAAAGTAGTAGCCAATAAATCATTTAACAAATCATTATCTTTTTTACTTGTTTCATATCCATCAGGACCCAATATCTTCTGTTGTTTCGGCATTTGGTATAGCTCCCATTTGTTGTGCCTGTTGTAAAACTTGCTGTCTATCAGCATCAGTCATTAACAAATCCTCTGGCACGGAGAATTTTTTAGCTAAGAATTTAGCAACCTCATCACCTTTAACTAACATAGGTAACATCTGTGGTCCAAACCTAGCCATGACCAATTCTAAAAATCTATCTACTGATGCAATATCTGTTTGCATCTGTGCTTGTGCTAATGGAGAAACACTTACTACTTTAATTTCTCTACCATTAATCTGTGGTACTTCTATTCTACCCTGTTTCTTAAGTATGTGTATAACTCTGCGTAAGATTGGAGTGACCAGCTCTGCTTGTAATCTTCCAAAGGCTGATCCAATTCTTCTTGAAAGGTCTGCCATTCTTTCTGCAATCTCTGTTGCAGAGGCTGGGGTTTTGTTTGGATCACCAAGCATATCATTGTATAAAGCTCTTTTGATATTGTTACGCATATCCGATAGGATAATATCAGATATTCTAAAATCACCAGCATTTTGTATTGGTTGGAGTCCTGACGAGCCTGGAGCTTTTGGTATGACTGTGCCTGGCAATAACTGTATTGTATCTGTATTAACAATACCATCATCTTCAAGTTGATATATACCTGATATAGCCATCTGCGCATTTTCTAATATCATCTCCACAGTTAAGTTAGTAGTCTTGATTGCTGCCATAGCGTTCATCAATGGTCCACGACCGTATACTTCTCCAGCACATTTACCCCAACGGAAACAAATGTATGGATTAGAACCATTACCATCCATTTCTCTATGGACTATCTTACGCTTTTCTTCTTTAACTATAACACAGAAATGATATTTCTCATCAGGTAAAACAGAATAATCTCTGTATACTGTTTCTACTATTGTAACTTTTCTATCAGGGTTTCTTTCGATATTCATTTTCATATCATCTGATACATTAGCATCAGGATATGCAATAGGTATATCTCTATATCGTACTAATCTTTTCCGATATATCGTGTCAATATCGTCTTGAGGTCCTGTTTCCAGCGTAATATGAGGGAGCGGAATTGCTGTAAAGTTGACAGGGTTAATTGCGTCACCTTCTTCCACAAGTAAGCAACCTGTTCCAACAGCCAAGTCCAAGAAACTTTCATGTACTTCTTGATTAAAGTTGGAATTTTGCAGAACTTCAAATACATATTCTGTAACATCATCGAGAGCTTTGTTAACATCTAATCTTTCCTCCTCAGGAACTTCTTGTCCTCCTACTAAGTCAGCCCATCTGGCAAAGTTGGGAACAATTCCAGCTTGTAGTCTTGAAGCAAATTCTTGTACTCCTACTACAGCTGTTTCATCAAAAATTTTGTCATGTCTATTTGCACCCTCTGATTC